CTCTGATTTTTCAATACTAAAGAAAAATGTCACTCATATCCTGCAAAATATAGGACAAAAATACTGCTTAACTTTTGCTTAGGTACTTACATGGAAAACTGCGTCAACTAATTACATGAATCAGATTAAACAGCTTGCTTTGCCTTCTAATTCTTCATGTTCTATTACTAACATTCAGCTAAATATTTTGTCTAAACCCGTAGAAATACCCCTTTCTCAATTTTGTCCTTTTTTTGAGTTGATTCGCTTGTTACTCAATATCACGGTTGATCTCGTTGTTTTACGTATTATTTCACGCGCGGTGCTTTCTACACCCTAGGATTTTTTATGCCTATATTTTTCAAGGTTTCGGGATGGCTTTTTAGGATTGCCTTGCCTTTTCTTAAATTTGGCTCGGCTTTGGTTGTTTTTGCGATGTTTTTTGTCTTCTTAAAAGATATTTTTAACTTTTTGCTCAATGCTACCGATACTCTAAAAAATATCTCTGCTTCGTTTAATTCGTCGATTCCTCAAGTTATGCAACTTTATTCTTTTTTAGGAATTCATAAGTTTATTTTGATGATTATCGCCGCTCATATGCTTTCGGTCTCCATCACTATTACTTTGGTTGCTATTAAAGCCTATGGTCGTAAATTACCTAATATCGGGTTTAAAAAATGAGTCGTTTAGTTACTGGATTGCCGGGTGCGGGTAAAACGGCTTTTACACTACACGACTTTTTGTCTGTAACGGGTCGCCCTAAATATGCCACTGAAATTAAAGGCTTAGACTATCAGAAGCATGGTGTTATTAAATTAAATCACTTTTCAGACTGGGTGAACTGTCCTGATAGTTCTTTAATCTTTATCGATGAGGTTCAACAGTTTGCTAGGACAAGAGGTCCTCGAGATGCTATTCCGCAGTTTTTGCAGGATATGGAAACGCATCGTCATAGGGGTATTGATATTTGGTGTACTACTCAACATCCTAAAATGGTTGATATTCAGCTTAGACGCTTATGTAATGAACATTATCATTATTACCGTCCGTTTATGCAGCGCAAGGTCACGTTATTTCAATGGAATCAAGTACAAGATGACCCCGAAGATAGACAAAGCGTGTTTAAGGCCGTTAAAAGCCGTGTTTCTTTGCCTGACGATGTTTTTAAGCAATATACATCAACCGTCGATGATACTTATAAGCCGACATTTCCTAAGAAATTATTGTTAATTCCCATTTTAATCATCGGCTTTATTGCTTGCATGTGGATGGGCTTTAATGCGATTTTTGGCGACAAGAAAACGGTACAACAAACTACACAAACGACAAAAACAGAAGAAAAGGGCGTTTTAGATAATTTACCATCTTTAGTACCTGACTTGTCCGCACCTGCACAGGCTGTTGGCTCTAACGCTAAAGAACGATTAAGTATTGATGACTTTAAGCCTGTTACGCCTGTTGCTCCGTGGTCTGCGCCTTATTATGATGAGATTGCCAAGCCTGTGACAATGCCACGTTTTGCGGGCTGTATGCGTTCGTTTCATAAAGCTAAAAATAAGAATGTTTGTCGATGTGTGACGCAACAAGGGACAACATTAAACGTTGATGATAATATATGTTCGTCGGTTGTTGATGATGATGGAATGCCGTTTGATCCGTTTATTGCTGATTCTCAATCGCAACAGATCGCCAGTTCAAAGCCTTTGATTGACCCACACAGTCAAGGCCAAAAAGTTTCTAATCCCATGTAACGATTTTTCAGGATGAATCATTTGGTTCATTCTGAACAAATTGTAATTTCTGTTCGCTAGATTCCAAATCTTTTGAAAGCTATTAAAAATCAACGTATTAACATTTATCGCATAATGTATATTATGTTAAATAATTACTATATAGCAAATCAAACGATCAATTGTAATTAAATTTATGTAAAGTGTAATTGGTAATTTATATTACAGATGTATAGTCTCGGCCTTCAACGAATAAGAATGTCTGCAAGTCCACAAGTCCAAACAACAGATACCTTAGAGTATATGAGTATATTGAGGAGCTTTCAGCATCCACACATCTTCTAAAGATAAATCGTTTTTTTAATGCTCGTATGATGGCTTGAAGGTCTTATAAATCAAGGCAAACCAAACCATTGAAATCGTGGACTTCAGATGCAAACAAGATTATCATTGCCGCCCTGTGCGCGCCCATAGCTCAGATGGATAGAGTACTGCCCTCCGAAGGCAGGGGTCGTGGGTTCGAATCCCGCTGGGCGCGCCAATAAAATCAATAAGTTAGCGTATCTTTACTCTCCTCAACCTCAAATTACATATTTAGCTGTATGAATTACTGAGTTTTTTGGCCACATGTGCAAACGGCATTACAACAATTAGGCACAGCTATTATCGTCTAAGCTGCGTTGGTTGTTGTTCGTCTGTGCGTGAGTATTTGACTGTCTTAACAAACGTGTCTGTAATTGGCATTTTGGGGGCATCGGGAAAGTTAGAACTGGTAATTCCCCAAAAAAATCAGGCTTACAATATCTATAATGAATATCCTAGACAATAAAAAAGCCCTGAACCGTTACGGCACAAGGCTTTAATGTTTGTCCTAGAACATGCTAGAACTGAATATGGCGAGAGAGGGATTCGAATATTCGCACACTATAACCACCAAAAAGCCAATACCTTAATAATCATAGGGTTAATTAATAATAACGTACAGACAAATTGGTCTTAGGCTTTCCCAATTCTTTCCCAAAATATTTCATCAAAAATTGATGATAGCGTACAGAAAGACTATTTTTTAATTTTTTGATTTGACTTTTGGGAGAAGGTAATAAAGGTTATTTTGTTAAAATAGTGCTGTAAGCATAGAGCCGCAAGGCTTTCGGTGCTTTGACAAAAGGTAAACATAAATAATAAAAATACCTTTTCTTTAGTAATCACTTAGCTTTTTATTTTCATATAAATCAATAAGTTATAAAATTTCACCTTTTATATCACCCCCAATTACCACTTTTTATCCTTTCAAAAATCCACTACACACCTAGAGCCACAAGGCTTTCAGACCGATGAAAAATCATTTATTACCTCTCCCCTAATGGTAAAATTGAAACAGACACTTTATGAGTCCTTATGCTTCTATTAGCCTGAAAACAAAAAAGCCCACATTAAGTGAGCTTTTTGCCGAAAAAACGTTATGAGTCTGGGCTGGCAGGCTTGGACTAATAACGAATCTCGTAAGAGATTGGGGTTGATTTCATATCTAACCTAACGTCTATGTGATAAGTATGAACCATTTATATGTTCAAATTAAGACCTTTTAAAATATTTAATTCGTTAAATCACTCATTCGCCCTGCTGCATCAAAAGTGCATCAATTTGCGTCATTCTGCATCAGAAAATGCACCCTAAAATATGCCAAGCAACGCTACAGCCGCTTAGTCTTGAGCCTTTGCATCACCTGCATCAAAACCGACACATTTAGTGGGCAGGCGTGGCGGGGTCACAACTGCTTTTTTTCATCTTTTTTCTTTAATTTTTATCATTTTTCTTTTTTTATAAAAAATATTTTTAATGGACATAAAAAAACCGCCCGAAGGCGGCTGACGTTAACAGTTAAAACTATTTTGAAGGCTCAATGCCTAATGAATAGGCTTGGAACTGAATCACCTCCTCGCCCAACCAATCGTTTAGTTCTTTGAGTCGTTGTTGTAATGGTTCTAGTTCATTGGTGACAAACACCCGTGCCGCTTTTTCTACGTCACCAAAGCCACCTGCGTTATTCGGTACGATGCCAATCAACTGTGCAGGCACGCGATGCGCTGCGAGCTGGTCATCACGGGTGACGTTTTTAATGTTAAGGAAGTCGTCCTTTGCGGCTACTTCAGACACAGGAATGAGTTGGATGCCATCCTTTTTACCATTGGGTGCATAGACAAATAGGTTGCGGAAATTGCCGGGCCCTTTTGCATCTCTTAATGCCTGCCGCATATTGTCGATGTCGGTGGCTTCTTGGGCGGCATCGGTCATATATAAGATGAATCCTGCATGGCTACCGTTCTTGTAGTATTTGCGCCGAAACAAGGTGGCCGACTCGTTCAGAAAGGCAGAGTTCAAAGCACTGAGGTATTCAGGGATGCCATAGACTTCTTGGTTTACGTCGGGACTCATCAAGTGATAGATGCTGCCCTTTTCAAAGGTATGTTCATCTTGAAAAGTTGGCACAAAGTAATAGGTATCAAGGTCAGTGCCGCGTCTCATATATTTGGCTAAGGCGGCCTTCAGGTTTAATACCTTACCCGTTCTTGATAACACGCGCTCAAGGTAAGCATTGCCAAAGACAATGAAGTCTAGCGCAAACCGACTGAACTCCATGCGTGATAACAACGGATGCGGTACAAAGCTTTTGACCAGAATATTCCGCTTTACATAAATAGAAGATCTGTGATGAGGTGCTGCCTGTAAGGACTTGGCCAAGCCATCCAAGTCAACGGGTGGTTCGTACCATTTATTATGTGTCCAGCATTCACCAAAATAAAATAGTTGATTGGCATCCAGTACAGGCGTTGGCTCACCAAAGGAGAATATTTCAACCTTATCATTTGGCTGGGTCACGTTGTCTGTGGTCATTAATAAAACTCCAGTATGTTTTTGCTGTGTTGACTGCCAACTGCTAAAGGCTCTTTGTGCATGGCATGCATGAATGCCCACGCTAAATCGGCATGACCGCCTTCTTCAGAACGGGCGGATTTAAAGGTGACTTGGCGTTGGCTGTCGGTGAGTGTTTTTTTGATGGCCATAAAAGCGGATGCGACATCTGTCCAGCCTGCGTCAAATTGGAAGCGTTTACTCCGAATGATGTCTTGGGCTTTGAGGACTAAATTATTTTTGAGGTCAGGCGAATAATTCAAGCCGACAACGGCAGGGAAAAACTCTTTGACCAATTGATAGACACCATTGCCAATCCCTGTACAGTCGATGGCAATGTAGGTGACCCGATACTTTTGCATCATGGAACGAATCAGCTCGGCATGAACCCTAAAGTCAGGGCTTTTTAGCTGGTGTTTTTCAATACCGCGCAAGATGCCACCTTGAACAACAGGTTGAGCAATCGCCGCAAGAGCAGCACTATCACCATTTTCAGAACCTTGAGGGTCATAGCCCAACCACACTGCGCGCTCGCCCATTGGCCGTGATGAATACGGTTTGAAGTCTGTCCAGATTTCGTAGCTATCAACCATACAGCCCTGTAATTCGGTTAAAGGAAAGACCGAATGGGTGTCATCGATGAACTGGCACATCAACAGATTATTAAATTCGTCTTCGTTGTACTCTAAGTGCAGCTGCTCGATGTCGAATAAATTACAACCGCCTTTGAGCGCATCTTCGACCGTGACTAATTGCCGCCATTGGCCATCTTCACAGCTGCGACCATTCGCTAATGCGTGATGGCTGGTGTCAATTTTGATGCGGTTTTCTTTCGATTTTCCCCGATTAAAATGCTCACCCGTCCAAAAGGTATAGGCTTCATGGGTGATGCTCGATGGTGTGGAAATATAGGTCTGCCGCCATTTTTTGTGCATCGCCATGCCCGAAGCGACTTTGCGAAAATCACGGAATTTGTGAATCCAAAAATACTCGTCCATGTAGATGTTGCCGTGATAACTCTGGGCAGTTCTGGCGTTGGTACCGAGAAAATACAGGTGCGCGCCATTGGGTAAAATAATCGGATCACCCTTAAGTTCAACATCCCCATGCTCTTTGGCAAACTGGACGATGTATTGCTTAAAGACATGGGCTTGCGCTTTGGAGGCTGATAAGAAAATCTGATTCCGCCCTGTTTCCAAAGCATCGACAAAGGCTTCAAACGCAAAGTACCACGTTGCGCCAATTTGACGGCTTTTGAGCAAATTACGGATACGATGGGTCAGCCCTGCCATTCGCCATGCTTTTTGATAATCAAAGATGGAGTCGTTAAAGGCTTCAATAATTTTCAATTGAGCGTCTTCACTGACTTCATTTTTAGCAGGTGGTTTACGTGTGCCTTTGTTACGGTTGGCGATCTTTGGGTTGAGGTCGGCTTCATTGTCGGTTTTTTCATAACGACGAACACGGGCAAGACTCACCAGTTGGCGGCCTAATAAATCAATTTCTTTGAAATCTTTGCCATCTTTGTCGTCCTTGTGAATCAGTTGCAGCATCCGTGTCTCTAAGGCGGCATCAACTCGGTCAATTGGTCGTGCATCATCCCAACGCTCACGCTGTTTCCAACTTTCAATGGTGCTACGCGGTATTTGCAAGAAGTCCGCAATGGCGGACACAGCCCATCCTTGCCAAAACAACGAACGGGCATTTTTACGACTTTCATCAAGGTCACGGGTAAGAGTATTCATGGCGACAGATTACTGTCATTAACGCGCGCGACTTAGCAGATTCAAGTTGTATGTGGCGTTTACAACGGGCGAGAAATTGCAATAAAACCCGTTAGGCGAAACCATGAGAGCCACTGATTTTCAGATCAATTTTCCGATCAAATTGCTTTTGTGGGGTCTCTTATGCGTAAGAAGTTTCGTGTTGCCGTTGAAGGTCAAACGACCGATAAACGTGCCATTAGTCAGCAAGATATTCTTGATATGGCGAAGAATTACAATCAAACCACGTATGGCGCACGTATTTGGATGGAGCATTATCGTAGTGCATCTCCTGATAGCACATTCAAAGCCTATGGTGATGTGATTAAACTTAGCGCAGAACAAATTGGCGATGGTGATTTAAAAGGCAAATGGGCGTTATACGCTGAAATTGAGCCGACTGCCGAGATGGTGGCGTTGGCTAAAGCCAAACAAAAAGTCTATTTCTCTGTCGAAATTCAACCCGACTTCCCTGTTTTTGGTGGCTCTTACTTAGTCGGTTTAGGCTTTACCGACAGCCCTGCTTCATTAGGTACTGAATACATTACCTTTAGTTCAACCGCGCAAAATAGCCCACTCGCCCCACGCAAACAAAAGCCTGACAACTTTATTTCTACTGCTGATAACGAATGGGTCTTTAGCGAAGAAACAACACCGAGTGAACCCTCTTTATTCAGCAAAATCATGGCACGGCTAAAGCCTAAAGAAGAAAAAACGCAGGCAAACTTTTCTGACATTGAAAAATGTTTTGAAGAAGTGACCACCTTCTGCACCACCCTAAAAACGCAAGTAGACACGTTTGGGCAAAAAATCACGACGTTGGAAACCGAACTGGCAGCTGAGAAACAAGCCAACGCCACGTTCAAAACCAAAGTCGAAGGTCAACCTGCCGCCAACCATTCCCAACGTCCCGTTAGTACGGGCGGCAACGGCATTCAATTAACTGACTGCTAATCCCATATTTTTAGGAGTTCTCTCCCATGCGTAATGAAACCCGTGTTGTCTTTAACCAGTATCTTGGTCAAATTGCCACCTTGAATAGTGTTGCTTCGGCTGTTCAAGCCTTCACGATTGCACCCAGTGTGCAGCAAAAAATTGAAAATAAAATTCAAGAAAGTAGTGCCTTTCTAAAACAAGTCAACATGGTCGGGGTGACTGAAAAGTCTGGCCAAAAACTCGGTCTAGGCATTGGCTCACCCGTTGCCAGCACCACCAATACCGCGCTACAAGCTCGCTCGCCACGCGATTTAACTGATGTCGAGTTAGTTGATGAATACGACTGCACCAAAACCGATTACGACACGTTTATCCCTTATGCCAAGTTAGATATGTGGGCGAAGTTTCCTGATTTTCAGGTGCGTATTCGTGACTTGATTACCCAACGCCAAGCCTTAGACCGTATTTTAATTGGTTTTAATGGCACCCATCGGGCGGCGACATCTAACCCAACATTGAACCCCTTGCTGCAAGACGTGAACATTGGTTGGCTGCAAAAAATCCGTACCAACGCGCCGCAACGGGTTTTAAGTGAAGGCTCTAAAGTAGCCAATAAAATTCGTATTGGCAGAGATATTGATGCGCTTAATCCTGATGGCACACCTCATGTTGGTACGTGTGATTATGCCAATTTAGACGCGTTGGTCTATGACTTAGTCAATAACTTTATTGACCCGTGGCATCAAGAAGATACACAACTGGTGGTTATTTGTGGCCGCTCGTTACTCTCCGACAAATATTTTCCGCTGGTCAATAACAACAATCCGCCGAGTGAAAAAATGGCGGCGGATACGATTATCAGCCAAAAACGCATGGGCGGCTTACAAGCGGTTCGTGTTCCGGGTTTCCCTGATAACGCGTTGTTGGTCACGCGCTTGGATAACTTGAGTATTTACTTCCAAGAAGGCGCACGTCGTCGCAATGTGGTGGATGAGTCTAAATTCGACCGTATCGAAAACTATGAGAGCAGTAATGATGCCTTTGTTGTGGAAAGTTACGGCATGGTCGCTTTCGCTGAAAATATCGATCTTGTTTAGTGAGATAGACATGACTTTAGCTAAACGACACTTTGAAGCCAAAACAGCCGAGTTAGCCGCGAAAGCGGCTGGCTCAGACTCCAACTCCTTAAAAAACGCGTCTGCTTATGAGTTACAGCTGGCACAGCTTAATGAAGACAAACGCCAGCTTAAAGATATTCAGAGCATGGAAACACGCGCTGAGATCAAACGGCTTCTTCTGCCTAAATACGAGCCTTATGTGGATGGTGCGTTAAAAGGCGGTAAAGGCGCACAAGATAACGTGTTAATGACCATCATGTTATGGCGTTTAGATACTCATGATTTTGATGGCGCATTGGTGATTGCCAGTTATGCCATCAAACATAAATTGTCGATGCCTGACACCTTTCAACGCACGACTGCCACGTTGATTGCCGAAGAGTTGGCGATTAATGCCTTGAGCATGTTGGCCAATGCCAACACTGACAAGTCGGCTTTGTTAGAAAACTTGATTGAGGTGGAGCAGCTCACCCGTGATCAAGATATGCCTGATGAAGTCCGTGCGCGACTCCATAAAGCTCTTGGTTATTGCTTGATGGATATTGATCCAGCACAAGCTCTTGTTGAGCTAAAGCGAGCCTATGAGCTGCACGATAAATCAGGCGTTAAAACGGATATTTCGCGTTTAGAAAAGCAGCTTAAAAAACTGGTTGAGCCTGAAACGCCTGAATTGGACTCCAACAGTCCTTAATGAGTCGGACCCCGACGTCAGGGCGGCGGATGTTTTAGCGTGACTCATAATTTGTCTTGCGCTCAACCATCCCCACCGCCCTTTTATGTGGAGTGTGTGATGTCTTTGTTTGTTGCGACGGGCAGTAATCCTCCAGCCACCATTCACAACAATGGCTTTTTCCCCAGCATCGATACCGATGACTTTGTAAAAACACAAAAGCTCGATGCCACCTTTAGCCCTGATCGAGTGACCTTTGCCTTAACTCTGGCGATCACCGATGCCAACCGCGCGTTAATGGCATGGCAAGTCATCAAAGAGGCGGCTGGTTATGTGGAATTAGGCGATGTGCCTGCGGTCAGTGTGAATAATGAATCCACGTTAATAACCCTTTATAAGCAGGCCGTTTTCAGTTTTGCCAAAGCGAATTTACTCGAAAAATACCGTGACTATGACACCACCAACCAAGGCGGTAAGAAGGCTGACATCTTAGAACCCAACATCGACATTCATCGTCGGGATGCACGTTGGGCGATTGCTGACTTACAAAACAAGCCGCGCACGGTCGTGGAGTTAATTTAATGCAGGTGCTTTCTCAGCAAGGTGACACGGTGGATACCTTGTGTTGGCAGGTTTACGGCTGCACATCGGGCATGGTTGAAAAAGTGTTTTCGGCTAATCCTACATTGGCATTTATGCCTGTTTTGTTGCCATTGGGAACAAGGGTCAATATGCCTGAATTCCCAAACGTCAAACCTGAAACGCCTCAAGTCCAGTTATGGGATTAAGCGCATGACCGAACCAACCACCACCACTGTTGCTGTTGCTGCCGCCGCCACGGGTGTAGGACTAACAGCGTTATTTCCCACCGTTGATGGCAATGCCCTGATCGGCTCGTTTGCAGGGTCAATTTTGTTCTTTTTGATTTCAAAAGAGCCGCATTTGCTGAGTCGTTTTGGTTATGCCTTTGTGTCACTGGTGATGGGTTACTTCGTTGCCCCTGAGTTAGTAAAAAAAGGCGTGGTGCAAGAAATGGCAGTCGCGGCTTTTTTAGCATCCACCTGCGTGGTCACCGTGACGTTGGCACTGATTGAGAAAATCAAAACGGTGGATGTTCAGGCGTTATTAGCCGTGCTGTTTCGGAGGCCATGATGATCAGCGCATGGGTTCTATTTTTTGCCTGTTTTGTTGTTTGCTGTCGCTTGTTTACCTTCCAACGCAAAGGCGCACGTTATCGCCCTGTCGTGTCTTTTTGGGCATGGCTGCTCATGGTGTTGTGTTTTGCGGTGATGGTGAAACTGGCGTTGAACCAATTCCCCTGCCACGTTAATCCCTTGATGGCGGCACTTGGCGTGTGGCTGGCATGGATGGCGTTATCGGCCAAAGGTAACGTCGCTCACTTTTTTAGGAAACAGACTCATGACTGTTAAACCCCGTTTGACCGAAGCGGACAAACAAGCAGCCGCAAAACGCTTAGGCGTGAAATTATCGGCACTCAAAGCCGTCTGTGATGTCGAAAGTCGTGGGACTGGCTTTTTAAGTGATGGCAATGCGGTGATCTTATTTGAACGCCATGTCATGTATCGGCAACTGAAGAAAAATGGCATTGATGCCGATAGTTTTGCCGAATGTCAGCCTGATATCGTCAATCGTTTTGCGGGCGGTTATTTGGGTGGCTTACGTGAATGGCCACGCTTAAATGATGCCTGCCTGATTCATCGTCCATCGGCCTTAGAGTCGGCGAGCTGGGGTTTGTTTCAGTTAATGGGCTTTCATTGGGAGTTATTAGGCTACCCTTCCGTTGAGTCTTTTGTCACGGATATGCAGTCCAGTGAAGGCCGACAGCTCAATGCATTTTGTACCTTTATCATGAAAAACCCACAGCGACACAAAGCCCTTCAAGGCTTACGTTTTGCTGAGTTTGCTCGTTTATATAATGGTGCGGATTATCAGAAAAATAAGTATGACTTGAAGTTGGCCACTGCTTTTGCCAAGTATGAACGTGGGACACAATAAGCATGAAAAAGCTTAAAAACTTGCGTGAATATTTACTGGCCAATATCCCAACGCTAAACCAAGACCCTGAGCGTTTGTTGATATTTGCCGATAAAGGAAAGGTTGTCAGTAATAGCTTGAGCTTATCTTTTGAGTACGATTACACCGTTAACCTGATTGTCACTGATTTTGCAGGCGATACCGATACCGTCATGGTGGCCGTGCTTGCTTGGTATAAACAGCATCAACAGGACAAGGCGTTCCCCTGCAATATTGAATTTGAAGCCGATATTCTCAACCATCAAGCGGTGGATTTATCGCTCAAGTTGCCATTGAGTGAACGGGTGATTGTGACTAAAGATGCTGAAGGCAATATCACCGATATGCACCATTGCGACGAACCTGTCATGGATACAGAAATTATTAACTGGCCAGCCAACTTAATTATCAATGGCGAAGTACCCACACCATGACCGACAATCTCAACGAGCTGGCGACATGGGCTGCGCCGCTATTGGCAAAACTCGGCGGACAAGAGCGTCGTGCCATGATGCGTGAGCTGGCGACTGGCTTACGCAAACGACAAAGTGATCGTATCAAAGCACAGCAAAATCCTGACGGTAGTGCTTATGTCCCGCGTAAACCGCAAGTTTTACTTCGTGGTAAACAGGGTCGCATTAAGCAAACACTATTTAACAAGCTGACGAAAGCCTCTTTTTTGAAAAAGGCTGTGACAGAAGGTAGCGCAGCTGTTGGCTTTAATGGCCGCACAGCGCGTATTGCTCGTGTTCACCAGTTTGGCTTACGCGATAAAGTGAGCCAATATCGCGCCAGTTATGACTATCCGAAGCGTGAGCTATTGGGCTTTAGTGACGGTGACCAAGAATGGATGCGTGATTTTTTAATTGACCATTTAACTAGGTAAACTATGGAGATACGTTGTTCACACTGCAATCGTAAATTGGCCGATGCTGTATTTACGTTTATCGAAATCAAATGTCCACGTTGTGCGACATTAAATTCCTTGAGGGTCGAGAACCCCACTACCCCCGAACGCCCACGAGCGTCTTTTTCCAATTTGGAGA